AGTTTTAGAAATTGCTTCTTTTATTTCGCTAAACTTCTTAAACATTCTATGCTACCTTTGTCTAATTTAATATCACTAGTAATAATATTTTTTCCTCTTATTCCTTTCACCACATTCGGCAGAAAGTTTAGAAATATAAGAAATGGTTTAATCACTTCATAATCTTTTTCTTCGAGTTTCGCAAATAATAATCTAGTTGCTGCTTCGATCCCAAAAACATTATAAAGAATGACGATATGATTTAATATTAATCTTTCTTTCAGTATACCACTCGCATAATATTTGGTCAACAGTCTTTTAATATACAAGATTCTAGAAAAATCTTCTTCAAATTCACTCATCACTGCATTTGGTTTTTCATATTCTTTAGCAGCATACAGAAATATATTATCATCAGTTAAATTTTCAAACATAATTCTCTAATCAGATGTTTCCTGTATGTCTCTGCTGTAGAATCCAATGCGTTGGATAGTCAGGAAGCGTTGGTGCTTCTGACTCATGGGCATGAACAACACCATGAAGAGCAGCTAGACCAGCTTCATCGACCATCTGTACGAATGCATCATATTGTCCGCGACCGTCTCTCTCGATTGCAATATAGACAAATGCATTAGTTCCCGTCTTTGAATGAATGTGTAATACGAATACTTCACTCTTTCCACTTGGATTCATAACTGGACAGTTGATACTGAATCTTTCAAGAATTGCAGTAACAGCATTAACAATCAAATATGGATTAGCAAACTTGTTGCGAAATACATTGTCGAACTGATAATTGATGCGATCAACTTCGCTCTCGCGGCTATACTTTGGATCATTATCTTGACCCATTTCAATACCAGCTTCATTGAGTTCGACTTCTTTTTTTAGCTTCTTATGTAAAGCAAGAACTCCCTCAGCAGCTTCTTTTGAAGTAGGATGGGATGTACTATGATCCAAACCAAGGTGAGAAACTACAGCATTCCATCTTCCGCGTTTGTTTTGTGATATGAAACCAATTAATTTCTTAGTTTCAGGGTGTCTCACATAGTAATCTTTAGCTTCATCAACTTGCTCAGCTTCTTCTTTCATGATGCACTTGCACTTGCTCTCATACATGCCACACTCGTTGCACATAGTTTCTTTAAGTTTAGTTTTGTGCTTTGCTTTTTCTAAAATCTTTTTAATTTTCATTTTTGATTTTCCTGTATCGCATTTCTGACAACAATCTGATGTTCCGCACTTATCATGAACTTTTTCACTAACTCCGCTCTGAGCTATATTACCAGCAGATCTAGAGCCAAATCTAGCAACTAATTTCGATGGTTTTGTAACTTCGCGCATAGATGGATACCCGTCAAGAGGAAGAGGACCAGCTCCAGGCTTTTTGCTAGGAGGTTTGATAATTTCCATATCGCTGACTGTTGTATTCATCTACATAAAATCCTAAGTTCTTTAGCTTCATAATCGTGCTGGCAGCATCATGATGCATCACACCAATACCGCCAGCGGCTTTCCACTCTTGTATATTTAGTTTATAGTCATCTATGAGAACGTTTGGCGTTCCATCAGAATTAACAGCAAAGAGCTGCTTTTCTGATCTTTTAACACAGAAGAAACGATTCGCTGGAACCTTTGTATGCTTTAAATTCCATAGCCACTTTTCTTCTGTACAGTCTTTCTCGTCCCATTCTGCATATGCAGTCAAAATACAAGGATTAAAACACTGGATGTAACTCCATAATGGACCATAATCTATGGTAGGAGGAAGATTCACCCAGAAATTAGGATGATCCCTGATTATCTGTTTTTTTTCCTCACTATTTTTATGCCATTCTTCTGGATCATAGGATCTACCCAAGGCATCTCGCAGTCCCTTGAGTAGATCAACTATAACTCCATCCATATCACAGTAAATTTGATAAGGATTTATCATACCTTAGCATCTTTAATTGAAGGCTCACAATCAACTTTATGAGCTGGTTGTCCAGTAGCAGTACGACCCTTATTCTTTCCGAGATATTTTCTCTTTAGCTTTGACTGCTTTTTTCCAACTTTCTTGAGCTTATCTTTTTTTTTATTGCCCTCATGATCATCAGTCATATCAGTGTTTAATTCTTCTTCTAATTTTGAACCGATATGAGCATAACGTTTAACTGTTTTTGCAGTATGCTGAATTCCACGAGGAACAACTAAACTTTTTAATTTTGTTTTCAAATTTTGACCATAAGAATGAAGAGCTCCCTTCATTACATTTCCGACAAAACCTTCTTCAAGATCTCTGCCAGTTAGTTTTTTTGTTTTTTCATCATGAGCTTTCTGAACCTCAGCTTTTTTTCTTTCCATTTTTTCAGCTTCGACTTCAGCAGGAGAAGCACCAGCTCCTTTCTTTGATTTTTCTGCAACTTTTGACATTGCTTTTTCTAATGGAGATACATTGGCAGGTCCAGATCCACCACCACCAACACCACCAGACTGATGTGCCTTTCCAAGAGTCATCGCACGAGCAACTCTCTCAGCATTAATTTGTCTTAGTGTTTTTGCAGCCTTTTCTGGATGAGCAACTGCAGCAGCATGAGCAATTGATGAGGCTTGATGTAGATGAGCTTTTTTTGCTTTAGCGACAGAAGTTTCTGGAGCGACTCCTACTCTTCTTTGAAGTTTGGTGCTCATTTTTCCATGCATTGCTGCAACTTGACCTGCCATTCTGGCATTTCTTGCTGCTCTTTCTGCTTCTCTTTGTTCTTTTGTCTTCGCTTCATCAAGAGCAAATGATTCATCAAGAATTTCGTCTAACTCTTCTTGACTTGCAACTTCTTTGATTGGAACATGCTTCTCAACACTTGTTAATTTACCATGCTTCTTAGCAAGCTCATGGGCTTTCTTAATAGCATCTTCATCATCCTTAGCTGAGAACAACTGCATTCCAGACCACTCACCTTTGTCATTTTCAAAATGAGCAGCATGAGTGTGACTATCGTTGTTCTCATACACATGATCGACTTCTTCATTCATATGAGCAGTGAAGGTATGACCTTCTGGGTGCTTATACTTCACTTTAGTCTCAGCGTGCTTTTTATTGAGCGCTTTAACACCCTTATGCACCTTAACTTCCTTACCATTTTGGTCATGTACAATAACGTCAAAGCTGTGTGGCATTTCAACACTTCTATTAGTGCCAACGCTTTCATTCTGCTCGACTTCTTCAGTAAAATGATGATAAGGAATACTAATTACACGACTTGAAACTTTTGCATTTGCGTGCTTGAGGTGTATAATGTCACCTTCTCTGTGAGCATGAATTTTAGAATTAGTTTCATCTGTAAATGTAGTCTTTTCTCCATTTTTTAAATTTTTGATCTTTTCTTGATGCTCAGGATGCAATGGAAAAGATTGATGTGATCCATCATGGACCGTAATCATTTTGCCCCATGCATGCATTTTTTTAGAAATTGTAGCTTCATCAACCTGCTCGACTTCTTCCTTAACGTTAGGATTTGCCTTAACAGGATAAGTTGTTCCACCAATTGTAAAAGTTGTTTTGCCAGCTGCTGCTGATTTTCTTGCTGCATGAGCGAAATGTCCAGCATGTTCTTCGTCTTTTTCTTTCTTCTTGTCATGCTTTTCTTTATGCGCCATGTAATGTTCATAATCGCTCATACCCTTATCATCTTCTTTTGGAGAATCAGGTGTATGTTTTGCTTTCATTTTGCCTTCGACGATCTTTTCAATTTCTTCTCTCTTCAATTCAGGATGCATGCTATAGTATGCACCGAGAGCCATTTTCTGACGCTCTTTCTTTGTCTTTCCCTTGAACTTAGGATCGTCTGAATGAATGAAGTCATGAATGACGTCACCAGCGCTCATTCCCTTTGTTAATTTCTCTGAGAGATAAGCTCTAACTTGTCTTAGATCAACTGCCGCTTCAGTGACATGTCTCTGAACTGTCAAAGGTGGAAAACGTCTATGAGCAACTGGTTGGCCAATCTTATTGTTAAGATACCAATTAATATCTCCAGTGGTTTCTCTTAGATAAGTTACGATTTCTTGATATGAAATTTTGTCGCTCATTTTATTTTCCTTTTTTTCTTTTTGCTAATACTGAAGCTAATCCCTTTTTAGCTAAATGCTTTGCTAAATTTTCAGGCTTAATTAAATTACCAAACTGATCTGTATGCTTCTCTGGAACTTTGTGTCCACCTTCAAATGGCGGTTCTTCATTTTCAGAAACTGCTTTCTTTTTACCAGAAACATAAACACCTTTCATATTGGCTTGACCATTATTTGTTAAGCCAGCATCAATACTCTCTTTTTGAGGAGTTACTGATTTCATTGACATTGTTCCATCTTCAGCAGATGAATTTGTGCTCTTTGTATGCTCTAATGGTGGCTTTGCTTTTGGCCATTTTGGTTCATGGTCTAGCTTGGCTTTCTGAACAGTCTTGTTTTGATCTGTTGAATGGTCATCTTCCATTGCATTCCAAAGAACTTTATCTTCTTTTAGATTGTTCTTAGAAAATTTTGTGTTGACGCCAGCCTTCACTACCTGATCTACCAAATTTGATTGGATAGGAGCAGCTGGTTTATATTCATTGACTTTTGCTGGTTGCTCAGCCATAACCTTAGCAGCAATTGCAGCAATGTCTTTGTTTGTTTTACTAAAAATATTCATTTTATTCACCCTTAATTGTGGCTGCGATCATCCAGCCGAGTTTCTTTTGTTTGTCAGTTAGATCTTGCAAATAATTCGACATTCCAATTTCATGAGCAGCTTCAGCAAATCTATATGCTCCATCAATTGAAGCGATAAATTTATCATTCATAGCATGAAGCATTACCAACATTTCTTTTGGATCATACACTCTAGAAGCTTCCGCAATAGTCGTCATTGTTAATAAATCTTTCAATGATATGGGAGCATATGCATTAACAGTTCTCATCTGTTCCGCAATTTTATCTAGCTCTTCGTAAACTTCAGAATAAATCTTTTCAAGAAAAGTGTGATATTGTGGAAAGTTTGAACCCTCTACATTCCAGTGAGAAGAGTGAGCAGCGTAGTATAGCACATATCCATCAGCAAGAACTCTTCTCATTGCTGATGGAATTGCAGCTTTAGCTATTCCTCCTGCCGCCGCAGAATCTTGTTCTTTCATCATTTTTCTGATCGTATCAGCGACCGCATGTATTGATTTTTGTGGAGTCATTAGCATGTTATTCTTCCAGTTCTTTATCGAAGTTATTCGCATTTGATATGATGCGGTTTCTAAATTGTTCAAAAGATTTAGATTCATTTGTTGATGGCGATAGAGACGTTAAAGAAGCTTGACCCATTTCATTTTCATTTCCGACTGCAGTTAGTGCAGAAGTATTTGGATCATCTTTAAACTTCTTGAGCTTCTTTTTTTTATCTTCAGAAACTTTATAACCTGTGCCATTAGCAGCACCACCACCGCCACTTCCAAAGTCTGCTGTCACACCATATCCAGATGGTGGACCTGATCTACCATATTTTGTGGTGCGAACTTTTTCTTGAATTCCACCAACTGATGGGACATAACTTCCCACACCACCTTCTTTACCTCCAATTTCACCAGGATCGGCTCCTCTGGTGCTTGGCGTTTTTGTTTTCTTCTTTAACTCTGTGATGCCAGAAAAACTTTGGGGCGATGCTCCATTCTCACCAGTAGGAATTTTCTTTTTTGATTCGCTAAATGCACCAATTTGTACGCCACCGCCAGTGTCTTGCATTGTTGTTCCACCAGCACCTGTTGTTGCTACATTGTATAAGCCTGCGGCTGGAGTTATTTTTCTATCTCCATGCTTTACTGCTACATGGTGTTGAGTAATTTTTAGTTGTTCTGGAATTGGCTTTTCGGTTGCATTTCTATCTGCAGATGCAACTCCACCGCCAGTATACTTATCGCCTTCTTTTTCTGGATGGGCTGCGTTTTTAGAATACTTGGGACCGAGAACTACCTTATCTTGTTTTTCCATAATCCATTTTACAGCGGATTCATTCACAGGAAGCCTGGATAAAAATCCAGAAACGGTTTCTGTCAACTCAGTTAACCAGCTAGTTATTTCTTGCTTCTTTTCTTCATTGACTGTGATAAAATTATTTGAGTTATCATAAATGACAAAATTTTCAAATATTTCTAGAAACTCATTCATATTAGCAACTGAACTATTATACTTAACTTGACGAACGCTTTCGCTGAATGTCTTGGCGCCGCGAGCAATTCTAAAATCATTTCTTGACTTAGACGACTCATCAGAAGTATAAACATAAATCATTGCTGTATCATAACCCATTTCTTCAAGAATGGCTTTGGTTACAATAACCTTATCTTTGTTGTCAGCATTCCCATTAACAATAATTGATGGGAAGTTTTCTAATTCTTCGATGTTTGTTTCTTTTACGATCGCATTGAAGACTCTTTCCATAGAGACTTCTTTAAGAGCAAATTCATTCAATGTTGAATGGATGAGAAAGTCTTTTCCGCTTCCTGGACCACCGACTAAGAATAAAGCTTTAAAGTGGTTCATTTGTTCTTCTTTTGTTGTAACTGCTGATGATTTATGAAGATCCTGATGAACCTTCTTTTTTTCACTAATATGTAATTTTTTGTTGTTCTGCATAATTTTCCCACACTTTGGGGAGTAATAGTTAATTATTATTTATTTATTTCGTGTTCTTAACAGGTCTGTTTTTGATAGGTTTTCCTGATTCACGAGTTTTGTTGTTCCATGCGCAGGATGACTTACAAAGAATCCTCCATCAGAAATCGGTGTATTTCCGATTTTAGTCTCGAATTTTGGATTCGAGGATAATGATCTAACGAGAGCATTCTTAGCCTGTTGTAAATGGTGGTGTATTTCCAATGCAGAATGTAGATGTTTAGAATGATCATCGACATGTTGTAAATGGGAGCCCAATTCTTCTCTCTTTTTAACTTTACCTCTTTCGGAATTTAGTTTCTCTATCTCTTTACCGAACTTTTTCTGCAAATGTTTCTTATATCCGTCAGCAGAAGGCTTTTCTCCAGTTTTAACGGTATCATCCAAATAGGTATTGAGATGTTCTGAATGCGGTTTAATTGCAGAAAATACGTCGTGTGGGGCTGATTTCATTGATTTAACAGCACCAGCCATATGTGTTTGAATTGCCTTTTCATCTTCAGGCGAGTAGTTGATTTTTGATACATCAACTTCAGGATCAATCACATTAACGTCAGGATGTTTATTAAAATTGTGCAGATCAGGATCAGCTGATGCGTTCATTCCCTCTAGAGTCGGTCCATGGTATTTCGTATGCACCACAATACCAAGCTTAGAATTCTTGGCTTTCTTGGCTTCAGCGCCATGTGCAGTATAGGTGGTTTGGTTTGGAGTAAAAGAAGCACTTCCCTTATCATGTTTAATGTCATTATGAGTATACATCAAGTTGCCTCCATAAACGCCTTTCTTTGGAGCAACTTTCTTTAAATGTTTAAGAGAATGTTTTAGCTTTTGAGCAAGAGCTGGCGATTCCCCATGATTATGGTCTATATCTTCTTCGCTGTGATTTATTTTAGAATTTTTATTAAATGCTGATCCAGTTCCCACAAAAAACTTTCCTGTTTGTGGATGATGACCAAATACAATTGATGGACTTTCATCATATTTTGTCGTAATTTTTGTGTTATTGTGTCCACCAGTTTTAATATGATCATGAACGGCATTAAGCATTTGTATTGCTTTGTGGTATCCTGGCTCACCATCATGAATGTGGTGCATATTAAGATGGTGGTGCGATTTAGTAGCCTCAGTTTGTTCTTTTAAAAAACTTTTAAATCTTAGCATCATTCACCTTTGAATTTTTTAGTTGAACCATCTGATTGAACGTGATGGGCATGAAAATTAATGTGAGGAAATTCTTTTTTCAACTTAAGGAAATGATGAAGGTTCTTTTTGTCGTCATCATAAAGATGAGCTTCTCTATAGTTTCCAGATTTTAGATGATGTCTGATTACTTCTGCTTTCTTTTCAGCAATAGGATGATGACTCTCTATATTTCCAGCTCTTTCTACCCGAACATTATCGATATCTACACCATGTTTGCGCCAATGATTTAAAAACTTTTCTTTATCATCAAAATTAGAACGAGCAGTTGCCATAATAACTCTGCTGCTTGGGTTTGATTTTGATGCTTTATGTATAGCTTTTAATTTAGCTAACATTGGACGAATTGGCTTTTCGTGACTGAATTTATCGGAAGAACGAAACTCACTAAAATCGTAATGATGACTTGGAGGAAGCTTATGTTTATTAAACTCATCATGACTCAAAGATTCTACACGCTCTCCTTTATGATTTACAACGTGGACTTTGGCTGTTGTGTGCATCAAAGTTCCGTCAATGTCAAATGCGTGCAATGATCCGCCTGGACCTTTGGTTGATTCGAATATGGCAGAGTTTATCTTACCATAATTGCGCATAATAACACCAGCCTGAGCGTTGGCTTCGTTTTCTATATCGCTTCCAGTTTTACCTGAGTCGTGTTTTAATCTTTTATCATAATCTTGTTTATAGTGTGCGAGTTCGTGTGCGAGAGTACGCATCACATCAGCTGTGTGGCGACCAGCTGTATTAACTTTAATTGTCTTGTCGTTTGGATTATAGCCACCGAAACTTTTGTTATCACGAGCTTCTTTTTTATCATCAATTAGATGAATTTTCGGAGGACTTTCGATACCTAAATGATCGCAAGCATAATCAACGAAATGATTAACATGTTTGTGTATGGAATTTTCTTTTATGAAGCGAAGAAAACTTTTCATTTTAGTCTGTTCTGCCCTCTAATTCTTTGTGTAGCTTTAACAAATGTTGTCTTGCTTCTTTTTTCGATGGAATATCATCCACCAACACATCTCCTCTTGGATCTTTATGTGTTGATATTATATGCCACTTATTATCCGCTGAAGATCTCTCATAATCATTACGTTTAGATCTTTTTGTGGCTACTAGATGTGGTCCTATAGCCATGTCATGTCCATAATCTTGGACTTCGTTTTCTATAATGTATGATTTGAAGCTCTTCATCTTTTTATTTCTAGTATAGCCTCTTTTTCGATCATTTTAAGGATGGTATCAGTTAATTCTATGTCTTTTTGAATCCAAAAAAGCTTTCGCTCAAGTTCTTCTCTTTTTTCTAGATAGAATTTGAGTTCTTTCTCTTTTCTCTTTCTATGCTCAATAATCTCATCAAGTAGGATTATTTTTGAGTTTTCCATCAATATATTTAGGTTTCTTTCATCCTCTCTATCGCAGTTTTTAGAGCTTCTCTGACTGGTTTCATTCGACCACAATCAGGTATTGTACAAGTCGATCTTGCGGCTCTAGTGACTGCCTTAAACTCTTCTGGAGTGAACCATTGAGGAGTTATTTCTAACATTTCAGCCAATTCATGCATATCAATTGAGCCGCTATTTACTAGATTATAAGGTTTATTTGGTGCATTCTCCTCAATAAGATCACAAGCAACCTTCACAGCTTCATCGTGATCAGTTAATGAATTTTGACCAGCATCAATCAATTTGGCTGTTTTTGCATATCTCTTGACTTTGGTCAAATAATTCTTATTTTCATTTCTTCCAGTGAACGGCATGCGTATTCTGAGAATGAGGGCTTCATTTCTCAAAGCAACATCAGTAATTCCTTTTGTGATAGAATAAGTGCTTCCATAAAAATTAGGTTCAGCATCAACAGAATCAATAGTTCCATGGTATATACAACCACTGGAAAAATGAGCAAATCTTATATTTTTTTGTTTACAGACGCCTGATAATTTAATTGGGAAAATAGTATTTCCCTCCATAGTTTCGTTTTTATATAATTCACAAGCGTCAACATTAGGAAATCCAGTAACACCAGCGCAATTCACTACCCAGTCATATTGAGGCGTATCTGCTGTGGAAATTACATCTATAGCATCAGTATGAGAACAAATTTTCACATTATGTCCTCTATCAACTAATGCGCTATACATCTTGTTTCCAGTCCATCCTCTACCCACAACTAAAATTTTCATAAACGATCTCCATAATACTTTATAGTTTTCAAAAGACCTGCGTCGAAGTCAGTTCTTGGTGTCCAATTAAGTTCATTAACGATCTTACTATTATCTATACTATATCTAAAATCGTGTCCTGGACGATCAATAACATACTCAATGAGGGATTCAGGTTTTTCCATCATTTGAAGTATCTTTTTAGCTAAGTCTATATTTGACAATTCGTTATTGGCGCCAATGTTATACTTTTCGCCAATCCTACCATTTTCTAAAACGCGACAAATGGCTTCACAGTGATCATCAACATATAACCAATCTCTGACATTCATTCCATTACCATAAACAGGAATTTTCTCATTCTTCAATGCTTTACTTATAACTGTTGGGATAAACTTTTCTTTATGCTGACGAGGACCGTAATTATTAGAACAATTTGTAATGATAGAAGGAACATTGTATGTGTTATTATATGCCATTACAAAATGATCAGAAGCAGCTTTCGATGCTGAATATGGAGACTTAGGATTATAAGGCGTATCTTCTCTGAATGAGCCAAATTCGTTCTCTAAAGATCCGTAAACTTCATCTGTTGAAATGTGTATGAATTTGAATTCTTCAGGGAGTATTTTTCTTAAGCTTTTAATGACATCCAAAAGCTTGACTGTTCCTAGAACATTTGTTTCTACAAATGGAAGAGAATTATGAATAGAATTATCGACGTGGCTTTCGGCAGCGAAATTTATAATTGCTCTAGGTTTAGCATTCATAAGAATATTACGGACCAAATTACTATCCGCAATATCTCCTCGATTAAATTGATAATTAAAATCTGTATTAAACTCTTTTAGATGATCCAAATTACCTGCGTAAGTGACTTTATCTAGATTTATGACGCGCTCATTATATTTGTTGATAAAATAACGAACAAAATTGCTGCCGATGAAGCCGCAGCCGCCAGTCACAAGTATCGTCATAAATTATTTCTTTTTATTTTCTCTATCAGCCTTTGCTTTATTGGATGCGATAAGAAGATCCGTGGCATATTCTTCTAATAAATCGTAATTTATTGGTGTTTTGCTGACAATATTTCTTATTTCTCTCGCTCTTCTTCTGATAATTAAATCAGGTTTGAAAAAACGCCGCATGACTAAATTAGTTGGTCTGAATAAATTGAGTATATTTGCGAAGTTAATCGCTTTCTTAGGATCAATTGTTCTTATAGCTCTTTTTATGTCTGAAAAATTAGAATTAGGATCAATTTTCATTTTAAACCTTTAGCCCACTAAATTTAGATTTACTATTGTTCTGTTTTGGTTCTTCAAATTCTTGACCTGAATCTGCGATGCTCTTTTGTGCACTTTGTTCGATGTCATAAAGTTTCATCTTTGAGCGATCAATACCAATAGCGAATCTCTTATTTAGCGTCGGATCATTATATCTGTTTTTCAATTGCTTAACCATAATCTGATTCAACTGTTCAAGTTCCTCACTTGTAATCAATGCAAACATCAGATCGGCAGTTGCTGGCAGACCAAATGATTCGGAAGTATCTTCCAATCCAGGATCTGTATTACTAAATCCAGAACGAGTCGTCTGAGTGGCAGAAAATACTGGAATCTTAAATTCCACTGCTAAACCTCGAAGTTCTTCCGCAATGGCTTTGATATAAGAGTATGAATTGACATTGGAGCCATGCTTCAAGCGAGAAGAAGCACAGATATTCAAATAGTCTATAAACACGATATCGGGCTTAAAGTGTTTCTTCAATGCCAATTCATTTAATAGATTTCGAAAATGTATCGCGCTGGCTGAGGCAGTCGGATATTCTTTAATGATAAGTTTGCCTTTGATGTTTTCCTTTAGGCGACTGATCTTTCTATCATAGGTATCTCGAGGAAGATTAGCAAGATCTTCAGTCTTTATGTTGAGTAGATTAGCATCGATACGTTCAGCAATCTTCTCTTCAGACATCTCAAGAGTTATGTAAAGGACATTGTAGTTCTGAGCGAGACTAGATGCTGCAACGTGACACATGAACAAAGATTTGCCAACACCTGTATTGTGTGAAGAAACACCATTAGTGTAATATCTATGATTCTCGTGGTTCACATTAATATCAACAATCGGGATTTTTAAACCAGTCTTAGAAACTCTACCAATAGAGAATCCA